CTTAAAGGCGTTTTCGCCGACCTTGGTGTTAACAATCCTTTAAAAGTCGGGTGGAATGCAATTCCATTTAGCTTTATGTTGGATTGGGTCACACCTTTCGGTAAGTGGCTCGATCGTATGGCTATCCAGCCATTCACGGGCCAGTGGGATATCTCTAATGTTTCGTCGTCCTATAAGGAGACGGTGAAAATTGAGTGGTACTACCACTGCCAGCAGCCGAATCCGGCTTATCGGTATCTTATGCGAACGGCGGATATTGTGCGCTACCATCGTATTGATGGACTTCCAATGACACTGGGAGCTGTTGATTTCTCCCAGCTAACAGACACACAGCAGAAGCTTGCTATAGCAATTCCTCTCGCGAGGGTTCTATAGAAGTCTCTAAGGAGCTATTAAATGTCACTAGGTACCCCAATCGTTCTTAAGAACTCTGCCGCTGCAGATGTGACTTTCAGTCTCCGTAGCTCGAAATTCGAGCAGGGCTCTGATGTCACGCAGTATGTGGATACAGCGTCGGCTCCGAACGCACCTCGCGTTCTGACCGTTAAGCAGAAGCTTACCGGAAAAGCTGTTAAAACGCGCAACACACTTGTGCAGTTTACTGCAGATTATGTGAATTCAACCACAGGGGCAGTATCCAAGGTTACCTTCAATGGTTCTTGGATTTATCCGCTTTCGCCAGATGTAACCCCGACGAATCTCTATGATCTTCTCACGATGTGGGCTGACATGGTCTTGACCACGGGTTCATTAGCGATTGACACAACCCGCACGGCCTCGTTATTGAGGGGTGAAGGATAGGCATCGTAATTGGATAATTACGATGAGCGCTGTAAAGGCGTGTGTCATTGTTTGGGTAGTACGTGTAACACTATCAGTGTTAGTGACGCCGTAGTTGAAGAACTACGGCATAACGTGAAAGGACAATCATATCATGACCCTTCCATCATCATTTTATATGAACTGCTTAGAAGGCTTGTTAAAGCCGCAGTTCGTCACGCAATCCCCGTCGTTATTACCTTTTGCAGAGAAGGATTACGCTTACTGCGTACGTCGTTTCTCAGCTGAAGGAGCTGCTTTTTTAACTGTTGCTTTGCCTTCACTTAGGAAAGCGATAGACTTGTCGTTTCAGACAGGTACATTAGAGCCGCCGAAATCGTTTGGTTTGATGACGAATAAGGGCTATCCAGCCTTCTTGTCATCTCACTTCTCGAGAATTTATAACGATGATGGGTCCCTATTGGCCAAACCATCAGTCACGCGCATAAAGCACGTGCGTCAGGTCTGCGATGCGTTTTACAAGCTCGAATTACCCTATAGCAAGGCTACCATAGCCTCTACGCTAGATTCCTTCATATCAAATGAGGAGCGGGTTTCCAATTGGGTTGACTCGGTAGTTGATGATCCGCCTTATACATGGGCTTCCCAGCTCATTACAGGTGCGGCTTGGCTAACGAGGTACGTTTTTCGCGGTTTTGACCCTATGGACATCGTCCCAAGGCATGGCCCAGGCAAACTTGCAACCGGTGAGATAGGCGAGGGTAAGTGGAATTTCACCTCTTACCCCCGTCAAATGCAACGGGTGTATGCGGCTTGGTCGTACTTGTACGGCAATCCAAAGATGTTTGAGGATAATTTAGACGCATTTAGGAACTTAGACCGACCCGAAAGGGGACGATCGAAAGTTAAACTTGTGCCTAAAGATTCCAGAGGTCCGAGAATAATAACCATGGAACCGAATTCTAATCAGTTCCTTCAACAAGGGTTAGGCCGCTCGATAATGCGCTGGTTAGAAACCAGGTCCCTTACTAAGGGTCGCATTAACTTCATCGACCAAGAAGTCAACCAGTATCTTGCCCTATCATCGTCTATTTCAGGCGAATGGGCAACTCTGGATTTGAAGGACGCCTCTGATCTCCTCTCTGCGCATTTAGTAGAGCGCGTTTTTAGGATGAAACCTAAGATTGCCGCTTGTTTACTAGCTGTGCGCACGCCGGAAACTCTGTTACCTAATGGTACGGTAACCGAATTGAAGAAATATGCTGGAATGGGGTCAGCTTGCTGTTTTCCCATAGAAGCTTACGTCTTCTTTGCCATCTGCGTTTCCGCAATAGCTCAAGAGCTAGGCATCGGTTTGAGAGAAGCGTGCGAGTTTGTTTATATCTATGGAGACGATATCATTGTTCCCACTGATCTGAGCGACCTCGTTATGGCTGCTTTGCATTGTGTCGGTTTAACCGTCAACGTGCAGAAGAGCTATACAAAGGGCTTATTCCGTGAGAGTTGTGGTGTTGATGCCTTCGCAGGCTTTAACGTTACAACTCAAAAGGTACATAAACTCTTTCCTGCGGGCTTATGACGCGTCTGGGTTCGACGCTTGGATCTCCTACTCTAATGCTTTTAGGAGTAGAGGATATGACCAAGTGGCGAATACTATTATACTTGAGTTGGAGAAAGTCTTCGGCAAGATCCCTTACGGGATTGCGACGTCGCCCTTCCCTTGTATCGTAGTTAACACTGTGCTTGAGGCCGAGGCCCTTAACAAGGCTAAACGAATCAAGTATAAACCTACTAGAAAGTACGGGTATGATCAAATGCCACGGCTTGTGTATGGTTTTATCCAGACATTACCACCACTTGAGTGGAAGGTAAAACTTCTCCGTCATAAGA